CCATATCATTAACAATAAAAATGCTGATACACGGTCAAAGTTACCTTTAGAGTTATATTGAATTAACTCTTCTAATAACAAGTCATCTTTAATTGTATTTAAGTTTCTTATTATTACTTCTCTTGTAGTACCATCTATTAATTGTTCTGTATATTTTTTCTTTTCTTCTAATAACCATTGTTGGGTTAATCTAATTGCATATTCTTTTAAAGGACCTGTCATAGGTGTACCTACATCATATTTCATACTAGGATCCTTTATAGCTTTCTCAATTATTTGTTTAGGTGTTGGAGCTAATATATGATAGTTACCTGTTCTTAAACAATAGTTTTTAAAGTCAATAATGTTGTTCTCAAACATTACTAATGCATTCCAATATTTAGAAGCCATAACACACTCTTGATGTATATCATCAGGTTTGTCATACCTTCCTACCCACCAAGCAACAATTTCATTACCATTAGCATCTATAGTATTATTAGATTTATATACATAAATAGCAGCTAATGATGTACCACCACCTTCATCTCGAATAGGGTCATATACTATTTTAAATAAATTAGGTTGTATAATACCTGCAGGGGGGTGCTCAAATATTTCCCATACACTATTTAAATTTGACTTAGGATCATGTGGAAATCTATCAATAGGTTTAGCATCCATATCAGGTTTAAACCTTACCCCATAAATATGATCTTTATCTGTTATAATTCTACCTAATGTTCTTAAGTGTTTCTTAAATTGATACCTATCATTATCAGCTTGTTGTTCTCTAAGCATTGCAATAGGAAATTTATTACCTGTCCTAGATAAAAACATTTCTGATGGCTTAAGAGGTCTTGACATTATTAACTCATCATAAGCTACTGTATTATTAGCTTTCTTGGCTTTTTCTCTTTCATAAAACTCATACTCTAAAGCTTTCTGAACATCTGTATTTCCAAATTTATCTTTAAACTTAGCATTGGTATAATATGCTGGTAAGAAAAATCCTAGTTTACCTCTTCCCTCATAAGTATCATTAAATGATAAAAAGTCATAAGCTTCTGGATCTCTAAAAATAATTTCAGTTTCAATAACTTTATCTACATCCCCTGAAGTTCCTATGTATAAAGAAGATCCAAACTTACCTTCTCCTAGATCCTGTGTAGATCTGTTAGCTCCATGTATTGTTAATAAAGAGTCTTCTAAACCTACCTCTTCTATTACTATTACAGTGTAACGTCCTCCAACAGCTGCTTGTTTATTATCTTTAAAAGTTTCATGTTTTAATAATGTACCTGTACCAGCTAACTTAGTAGTATTACCTATCTTTTTTTCATATTGAAATCTAAAAGGATTCTTAGAGTTACCTACTTTAAGTGTTCCAGAACTTTGTCTAGAAAATGGTGCAGGAAACATTTCTCTACCATCAGAAAATTCTCCTGGCAAATTATCTAAAGAGTCTTTAAATTTATCTAGTAAATCTGAAGATTTAGATGCAACAGGAGCTCCACAAAATATTTCAATCTTATTTTTTTTAGCTAAGAAATCTTCTATAGTTTTAGCTCCATCTGTTAAATACTCATGTTCTAATATAGAAGATGCCATAAAGGATTTACCACCCCCTCTAGATCCAAATAAAAATAAATTAGTAGCATAATTATCATATAATGGAATACCTAATTTTTCAATATGTGTAGAGTTTAAGTACTCTAAAGGATCTATATACTTTTTTAAAGTCTTGTCTTTTTTATAACAATCCTCTGATAATGTGTCTAGTAAGTGTGAAGGAACATCAGAATTATTAGGATATAATTCTTTTTGTTCTAATAAATATACTGTATAGTTACTTGTATAATTTGAATCATCTTTAAAACCACTAAAACCTCTGGAAATAAACCAAAGGTTCATAATAGTATAATTTATATCCCAAAGAAAAGGTCTGGATTTAATCCTTTGTTTTTTCTTTGTAACCATCATTGTATGATAGTTTATAAAATAATATAATTGGGGAGGTATATATCTATACTTTAAACCATCTTGTGTTTGTTCTTCTCCCCAATAACCATATATTAATCTAGTTAATTCTTCTTTCCAATATAATTCATAAGCTGTACTACTAGGATGAAGATTAGGATGAGTTTTAATAAAATCTGAGTTATCTTCTATTTTAGGAAATAACAGTTCTGTATTTATATGCATTATTTCTTTATGTTATTTTCAGTAGGCTTTATATCTTTTATTATTTTAATTTTAGTAACTTTTTTCTTAGCTTTGAGTTTTGCTAAAGAAATATGTTCATACTTTGCAAAATTCATCAACAATTCTGCTAATGTATTATAAGTTAATAAAGGATTATCAATATGATCTACTTCTATTATTTTGTCGTCTGTGTCAATAAGTATAATCATAGCAATTAATTTATTCTTCTATATTATCATTTACTTCTTGTGTAGCTTGTTCTTCTATTTGCTGCATCCATTTTTGTTGGTTTTCCTCATTATAAGTTTTCATAATGCTTGACATCCAAAACCATCTACCCGTTTTAAGTGAAAATCTAGGTCTTTCTTTTGGCTTATTATATTGATTTGGTTTATTTACTGGGTACATATTTTAGTTTTTTATGGTTAAATTATATTATTTTCTTTGCAATAGTCATAATGACCTGAAATAGATTCTATCATTTTATCAATCATGTGTTTTTTATCTGAAAGAAGTAAATAAGAATTTATATCATAAAATCCTTCTTTTTCCATTGCATCTTTTGTTACAGTATATATAACAGTACCTACTTTTTTTAATAATTTTACTTTAGTTTTAATTTTGTAATTAATTAAAATAATAGGAAACATACTTTTTTTATCTTTAGGGATTTCAACTTTTATTGTATAATTTAAAGATAATTTTTGGTCATTAAATTTGTCCTTTAATTCTTGCAAAACATTATTCTTTTTTTTATATTGATAATAATCAAAAATATGTTTATTAATATCTTCATAATGTGATTTAAAATCAAAATTTATAAAGTATTCATTAAAATCTTTAAATCCTTTTTTTTCAATAAGTTCTTGTGAAATTATATAAGAACTTGTACTTTCATAAAATGGTAATTTTTTATCCGTAAATATTTTATAAGTAGTTTCTATTTTTGGAAAATCTTCTTCAATCAATTTAGAAACTGTTGTATAATTTATATGCAAATTAGGATCATTAAGGTTTTTTCTTAATTCTTTTAATGTCATAATTAATTTTTGTAATTTGTGTGTGAATATTTAATTTAATAATTTTTCTGTAAATGATTCTTGTCTACCTCCTCTAGCTCTTGTTTCAATATTTTCAGTTTGATACTCTTTGTATATTTTACCAAAAGCTTCCCAAATTGGTTTAGATTCTTTCATCATTTTATCTAACATTTCAAAAGTTCTTTCATTATACTTTTGACTTTCAATAAATTTATTTCTTTCTTCTATTTTATCTTGCCAAGACTTCAACTCTCTTTGTATCTTAGTCATAGCTGTTTTAGGGTAGTCATTAATAAGTTCTTGAAACCTATCAAAACTAAACTCCTCATCTTTTAAAAAATAAGTTTTTATTTCAGCTTGTCTTTCATCATACCTTAATCTAATTTTAGGACTATTAATATCACATAATAAAAATATAGCCCACATATATTTAGAACTTAACTTCTTATCTTTTAAGCTTTTATAAAAACTTGCATAAGGTTCAACAAATTTAAACTCTGAGTTTACATCCCAAAATCTATCTTTATTCTCTTCATAATTAGTATTCTGTATCAAACAATAATCCATCTTCTCCGTATTTATAATTATATAAATTTTTAGTATTAACTTTTTCTCCTGTCTCTCTATCTGTAAATTCTTTAACTATAATCTCTTCAGTTTCATAATAGTTACGTTTAATTTCATCTCCTTCTTTTATTTTTCTAGTAGCTATTAAGGAATGTCCTTCTACTCTTACATTAGGATCAAATGAATGTTTTATATACTTTACAATAGGATCTAAAATATGATAATTAACATCTAACTGAATTGTGTGTTTGGTAGGTGTCTTAGATTCTTCACAGCAAATAAATAATACAACTTCCCCAGTTATAAACTCTTTATTTGCAATAACTTCTTTTAATCTTTTGTTCTTTACAACTTCTAAAAAATTATTCATAAATAATTCTATCTTTAAAAATTTTAACTAAGTCTTCATAATATAAAACAATATCATCTCCTTTGAGTAGACTTTTTTTTCTTTTACTATCTATATTTAAATTTTTTAATAACTTAATATGTTTATTATTTCTATTTCTTTTATCAAAATCTTTTTTATCATAAATAGTTTTTTTATTAATATCAGTTTTACTTTCTATTCTAGGAAAGTGAACTGTAGCTCTTATAGATTCATCTATAAACTTTATAGGTACAGTAGTTTCTAATAAAAATAAAAATCCTGCACTAGAACATTCCTGTATAGGGTATAAAATAATATCTTCATATTCCTCAATAGCTACCTTTAAAATATTAATATAACTAGTAAACCCACCAGGAGTTTCTAAAAATAAATTAACTGTAGTATCACAATGATTTAAAAAAGAAATAAATTCATTGACTGGCTCTAATTCAAAAGGGGCTTCAAAGATATAGTTTACATTTCTATCTTTTACTATTACCTCTATATTTTCTTGATTTATTTCTTCCATATATCCTTAAGTTAACTGTAAATGAATAGCTAATGCTACAGTATCTGCGTTACCAAATACATAAATATATTTTGTACCAGGAGTTTTTAAGTCAATACTAAATGATAATGTTACAGACTCTCCAGGTTTAATTATATCTGCAGTTTTTAATCCTGTAGGCATTGTACATCCACAAGATTTGGTTACACTTCTACATACAAAATCTATTGATCCTGTGTTAGTTAAAACAAATTGACCTGTTTTATGTGAGTTTCTAGGTCCTTCTAAAGCTACACTTTCTGGAGTAGCTTTTAATATTGTAGTTATTAAATTTTCTTCCATATATCTATATTTATTTTGTTTGTGTTTTTAAATTCTTCCCATTCTTCTTGATTCATCATTTTAGGAAAACAAGGATTTTCTTTTTTACATCCTTCAGTTCCATAATACAAGTCAGGAGTTTCACATCCACACTCTAAACAACTACCATTTAATGTACAAGGTTTAGCTGCTTCTGCTCTCCACAAGACTTGTTCTTTCTCCCATTCAGGTAAAAAACCTGCCTCCCTGACTTGAGCAGAGAGGAAGTTCTTTACATTCTTAAGAGTTATTTTTGCTGGGTTATTAGCATTTGGGTTAGCAAACATATATTTTATTTTAAGCTAATATACTCCAAGTTTCCATGAAATCATTTTCTTCCATTTCACTCTCATCTTCTTTCTCCTCTTTATCCTCCATTTTCAAAGGATTAGATTCAAAATACTTTTTCATAGAAGTATGTTTACCATCTTCATAAGAATACTTATCTACTGTTAGTAAATATCCATTAGATATTTCTTCAATAGTTTTTGTAATCTCTTCTTTATCAGTTCTTTTTGATAAAGTAATTTTTTCTTTTTTTGGAGCTTTCATTTTAGCTGCCATTACTTTTAATGTTTTTTTCATATTAATTAATATTATGTTTAACTGTAACTAAATCTTCAGGGATTAAAAATGTTAGTTCTAAAGGCTTATCTGTTTCTTCTAACTTGTGGCAATAAAATGCAAAAGGCATCATACCTTGTAAGTAACTACCAAATACAGGTCTTGCTTCTTTATTAGGATCATTACCCTCTGGGTGTTTGTAACTTACAATAGGTCTGTCTACAAAATTGTCTGCAACAGATATAATATCAGCTACATTAAATGTAGAATTAGCCCCTGTTTTCAATACTTTAAAAGCATTTTTAATTTCAGTAGCTTGTTTCTCAATACCTATTAATTGAGATGCCAATTCACTCTTGTGAAAGAAACATTGTACTAACAAATGTTTTTCTTTTTGTATTTCAAAATCTAACTCTGGAATACTTTTTTCTTTAAATTCTTTAATTGTCATATATTTATTGTTTTGGTTTATAATTTAAGTGTCTTAATGTTCTAATAAATAACTGTACTTTCTCTAAATTTCTTTTATAAAAAGCAGTTCTTAATTTTCTTTTTATTTTAAATATACTTGGAGTAAACTTTCCAAATTTTTCTAAGTATATTTCTCTATGTGGGTTTAATACCATTTCTTTTCTTACCAAAGTAGCATAGTCTCTATAAATAACCTCTACTTCATCTTTACTTATTCCTAATCTACTTGCTACTTCCTTATATATTAATTCCATCACACAGTTTATTTAACATATAAAGTTGAAACATAATGTAAATAAAAATAAAAATTATGAATTTATAATATTTTTTTACCAACTTTTCAAACTTTTCAAAGTCTTTAAATAAGAAGTGTAATCCTACCATAAAAGCTAAGATTACTAATGCATTTATAATCTTTAACATATACATAATTAAACTAATATTATACTTATACTATCATCTAAACTAACACATATAGTTAGATTTTTATAATTTGTTAATTCTTCATACTCTTCCATCCCTAATTCTCTTTTTAATACTTGATAGGTATTATTATTCATAATTAAAAACTTTCTATATTTAGAATTATATTGTTTTATTAACTCTACTAAACTTTTATTCATAATTAAATATTAATTCAAATTTTAAATCTGTTGCTTGATACAATGTTTCTAACCATGCAGGTATATTATACCCATCAATTCTAGCTTTAGAAAATTTATCAGCAGATAAACTCATATTTTTTCCAATAATTTTATTCTTTACTAACCTATCATTAATATATGCACCTACATAAGAAGAGTAAACTCCTATTTCTTTTGCAATAGCAATATGCATTTGGTTAATATTTTTAAATTCTTTACCTTCAAACTTAAAGTCTTGGTCATATAAATAGTATAATAACCAGTACAAAACTTCATAGGTCTTGTCAGAAAGGAGTAACCCTTTTGTAGCAAGTAATACTCTTACCCTTTGGATAAAAATATCCTTTTTATTATTTTTATGTTCTTGTTTTAATATCTTCATTTGTTAAAATTTAATTAAAGATTTTTGCAAAAGTAATACATTTATTTTAAATGTCAAGTTTTTTTTACAAAACATGCACTTCTTCCTTTAAAAGCTCCTCTAAATTTTCAATATTAACTTCAGAACAATCCTTTGCTAACTGTAAAAACTCTTCAAAATCTTCTGCATTAATTGCAAACCTACTTAACTTAAACGTTTCATAAGGAAAACAAGTTTCATCTAAACTAATTTCTGCTAATTGTACTCCCTGAATGTTATTTTGCTCTGGATGTATAGTTATCCAAATAGCAGTATACTCCATATCTTTGGTAATCCATTTATTCTTGGGAATTTCTTTAGGCCTGTTGGCACTATCTATACATAATAATCTACACATATTATTTAATTTTTAATAGTTCATGCTTAACATCATACCAAAACTTTGCTCTTGTAACTTTTATTAATTCATCAACTGCTATTAATGCACATTGTTTGGCTTGATAATCAGTTACTCCATACATTTTATAAAGTAAATATTTTGCTTTTTCTTTTGGTGTCATAACCTTTAACTTTAATTTGCTTAAATATACGATCTATTTTTTAGTTAGAGTGAGAGGAATTTATTTATAAACAACTATCATTTAATGGTATATCATTTGTATTCTTATATCCAGCAATTAATATAATATCTTCAGCATTTGATATGAGGGTTGTCCCATCTTTAAATAATATTCGAACCTTTAAATCTTCCCAAAATACTTTTTTAATATTTTCAATAGGTATTTCTTTTTTATTTTCAATCATTTTATTTTTTTAATTTACTTAAATATACGAATTTAATTTTTAATTGAATGAGAGAAATTATTATAATTTTTCTAATTCTTCTTTTACTTCTTGCCAATATTTATAATTTAATCTATCGCTATCATAAATATTTGGGTTATCATTAATTATCTCATCTACTGCCAATATAGCACATTGTTTACCCCA